GACGAGAGCGCGTTCTACGAGCGGCCCGAGAAGATCGACGCCGCCCTGTCCCAGACCTCGAACTGCAAGGGCGACGTGTCCACGCCCAACGGCGAGGGCAATCCCTTCTGGAAGAAGCGCTTCGGCGGCCGCATCCCGGTGTTCGTCTTCGACTGGCGCGACGACCCGCGCAAGGGCCCGACCTGGTACGAGCAGCAGAAGAACACGCTCGACCCGGTGGTGCTGGCCCAGGAAGTGGACCGCGACTACTCGGCTTCGGTCAGCAACTCGTTCATCAGGGGCGATGTCGTCACGCAGGCCCAGGGCCGCGGTCCCGCTGACGTGCCCGCCATGGGCCCGCTGCGCGTCGGCCTGGACGTGGCGCGCTTTGGCGATGACAAGTGCGTCCTGACATTCCGCCGCGGGCGCGTGCTCATCAAGCAGACGACCTGGGGCAAGACCGACATCATGAGCACTGCAGGCCGTGCCAAGCAGGAGATCAACGCCTTCCGCGGCGCCACCGGCGTGCACCTTGAGCAGATCGCTGTGGACGTCATTGGCCTGGGCGCCGGCGTGGCCGATGCCCTGCGCGCGTGGTTCGGTGACGAGATCGTGGCCGACGTGAACTCCAGCGTACAGCGCGACGACGGCGAGACCTACAACCTCAACGCGTGGATGTGGTCGGAGATGCGCGACTGGCTGGAGACGGCTTCGCTTCCGCCTGACCCCGAACTCCGCACCGACCTGACCGGCCGGCGGTACTTCTACCGCGGCGGCCTGCTCATGCTGGAGAGCAAGGACGACATGAAGAAGCGCGGCCTGAAGTCGCCCGACCGCGGCGACAGCCTCGCGCTCACGTTCGCCATCCCTGGCGGCGCGAAGCCCAAGAAGCGAATCAACCCCAACCAAGTACCGGTCCACGCCGTGGACAACTACACAGGGTTCTGACATGGACAGCATGGACATCGACCAAGCCATCGACGAGGGCACCCCGTCGGCCGAGGAGGCGCGCATCGCAGCGCTCCGCCTGCAGGGCCGGCTGCAGATTCAGAGCCTGTTCCTCGAATGGCTGCAGGAGGCGACCTCGAAGCGCGAGCAGTCGGGCATCGAGGAGGAATGGCGCCTGGCTGAAGACCTGTACGCCGGCCGCTACCCCGAGCAGGGCACCGAGGACATCCCGGTGAAGGCTCCGAAGGCACAGCCCGGGCAGAGCCAGATCATCATCAACATCACCAAGAGCAAGACCAACATCGCGGCGAGCCAGATCGTGCGCCGCGTGCTGCCGGGCGACATGCGGCCATGGGAGTGCAAGCCCACGCCGGTGCCGGAGTTCGATGAGGCGATCGCCGGCGGCAACAGCGAGCCCGTGAAGCTGGCCAGCGGAGAGGTCGTCGAGGCTTCCAAGGTGGCCAAGGCCGCCAAGCAGATGCTCAAGGACAAGGCCCGGCGCATGGCCGACCAGATCCAGGACTGGCTCACGGACAGCGGCATCTACCGCGGCAAGACGGCCTACGCCGAGCTGCGCAAGATGATCACCGCATCGGCACCGGCGTGATCAAGGGCCCGTTCCCCGCTCAGGTGGAGGTGCGGCGCTGGCGCGTGGTCAACGGCACCGCGGTGATCGAGGTGAGCAAGAAGATCGCCCCGCGCATCCTGGCGATCAAGGCCAAGAACTGCTACCCCGACCCGAGCTGCGGCGAGAACATCCACAACGGCCGCTTCTTCATCGAGCGCGACTACCTGACAGAGAGCCAGGTCCGTGAGCTGGCCAACTCGCCGGGCTACGAGCCCGAGGACCTGGACACCGTCCTGAAGGAAGGCCCGCAGTCGTGGAGCCGCTTCGACGACCGCTACAAGGACGAGCGGGCAGGGCAGGTGCGCATCCACGACCGGTCGACCTTCGAGACCTTCTACCTCTACGCCAGCATTTCGCCCCGCGCGCTGATCGGCTGCGGCTTCCAGGTGCCGGCGCTGACGATGCCGCCGGGCGGGCTGGCCGACGACGAGGCGGCGATGGCGCTGCAGAAGCAGCTCGACATGGCGATGTCGCTCACGAGCATCCCGATCGTGGCCACCATGATCAACGGCCGCATCGTGAAGGTCGTGCTCAACCCGAACGAGAAGGGCGGATTCCCCTACCGCTTCTTCCGCTGGTCCGAGGTCGAAGACCGGCCGTGGGGCGAGGGCGTGCCGATCCAGATCGCGGCCGCCCAGCTGCTTCACACGGCCGCCGTCCGTGCGATGTCGGAGAACGCCGGGCAGTCGGCCGGCGCGGTGACGGTCATGGCTGAGGGGCTGGTCCAAGCGGTCAACCAGCAGTACCGGCTGAACCGAAACAGCCTGTTCACCTTCCAGCCGTCGCAAGAGACCGGCATCGACGACGTGCGCAAGGCCTTCCAGCTCTTCACCGTGCCCAACGTGCAGGAGCAGCTGGCCAACATCATCAGCATGGCCCAGGAGTGGGCTGACCAGCTCGCCAACATCCCGCTGCTGATGCAGGGCATCACTGGGGCGAGCCCCGACACCCTGGGCGGCATGGAGATGCTGGAGGCGAATGCCGCGAGCCCGCTGCTCGACATCGCCAAGGAATACGACGAGGTCGTGGGCCCGCTGATCTCCGACTTCTACGACTGGGGCATGCAGGACCCGAACGTCTCCGCCGAGGCCAAGGGCGACTTCCAGTGCGTGGGCATCGGCGCCACCCACCTGATCCACCGTGACCGCAAGGCCCTGGCCCTGCAGCAGATCGCCGCACCGATGGCCGGCAACCCGGCGTTCGGCCTCAGCCCGGAGCGCACGGCCGAGCAGGTCCTTCGCGCGGTGGAGATCGACCCCGACGACGTCAAGCTCACCGACGAGGAGAAGCAGCAGCAGCAGGAGCAGCAGCAGGGCCAGCAGGACCCGCGCGTGCAGGCCGCGACCATCAAGGCGCAGTCCGATGCAGACCGAGAGAAGTCCCGCCGCGAGAGCGAGGAGCAGGAGCGCCAGTTCAAGGCGGCCATGGCCAAGCAGCAGGCCATTTGGGACAAGGCGCTCAAGGACATCGACCTGCAGGTGCAGGTGCTGGAGTCGGCCCGCGACCGCAACCTCACCGCCGATCAGATTCGCGCCACGCTCGCCGAGGCCGCGATGAAGATCCGCGACGGCCGCGAGCGTTTTGCCGCTGAGATGAACTTCGCCATGACAGCCGGCCACGGGAGAGGCCTGTGAGCCGCTTCTACCCGTCGGACTTCGAAACCGATGCCTGGCGGCGCGTCGAAGCGCACCTGCTGGAGCTGCTGGAGAAGGACCGCACCGTCCTCGAAGGCCAAGGCCTTGACGAGAAACCTACCCAGACCGTGCGACTGAGGGCGCGCATCGGTCTGCTGAAGTCGCTGCTCGACCTGCCGGAGGCCACCCGCACGGCCGCCGGCCCGCTCGACGGCGCTTGATCCCGCCCACACAATCCCTTGACAGGAGCGCAAACAATGGACCCCAACACCCTGAGTGACGAAGACGCGGCAATGAAGGCCGGCTTCGATTCGACTGAGGACGGCCAATCCGACACCACGGGTTCGCTGTCCACGACGACCACCACGGCGACGCCGCCTGCCGGCCAGCAGGAGACGGAGTCGAAGGCGGCGGCGGAGTCGGGTCAGAGCGCCCAGCCGGTCGTCGATCCCTTCGAGGGTCTGCCCGAGGCAGCTCGGAAGCTGCTCGCAGAAGTTCCCACGCTTCAATCCCAGTTGGCCGCCACGGAAGAACGTGCCCGCCGCGCTGAGGGTCAGGTCCGCTCGCTACAGGGCCGATTTGACAAGTTGAACGAAGCACCGGCCCCCGCGCCGGCGCCGAAGCTGGACAAGCTGCAGCACGCCAGGGACACCCTTGGCGCCGACATGCCGGAGGTCGTGGACGCACTGGAGGAACTTGCAGCGCTGCTGCCGCCCGCCCAGAGTGCCCCGCCCGTGGCCACCGCCCCAGCCGCACCCGCTGCACCCGCCCAGGCTCCCGCCAGGGCACCGGCGCCGCAGGTGGAGGTCAGCCCGCACATGGAAGCGCTCGACCAGGTCCGCCCGGACTGGTTCGAGACCATGGAGAGCACCGACCTGAAGCTGTGGCTGACCACGCAAAGCCCTGACCTGCAGGCGGTCTACCGCCGCGCGGGGACGGCTGGCGATGTGCTCCAGGTGCTCGGCGAGTTCGACAAGTACCGCCAGGGACTTCAGACCGCCAACTCCGAGGCAGCGGCCCAGGCCGCCGCACGCACCAGCCGCGTCGCCGCAGCTGTGGTCCCCACGGGCCACGCCCGCGCGCCGGCCGGCAAGCGCGTGATGTCCGAGGAAGAGGCGATGAGCCTGGGCTTCAACTCGTGAGCTGATTCAGCCATGGAGGCCCGGGGCAACCCAGGAGCCTCACATGGCTGACAACAACCTCAGCAACACCTCGCAGCGGATCGGCATCGTCAAGGGTGCCATCCTCAAGCACGTCGTTCCCAAGGAGAAGATCGGCAAGTTCTGCATGAACAAGCCGATGCCGAAGAACGCCGGCACGCAGATGATCTTCCGCCGCTGGCTGCCCACGGGCGCCACGGTGAACTCGCCCAACAAGTGGGACGTCCAGGTCGGTGCCCATCGCATCAACGAGGGCGAGACCCCGGTGGCGAGCCAGATCGTCCCGCAGGACATCCCCGTCGTGCTGGATCAGTACGCGTTCATCTACCGCTGGTCCGACCGCGTCGAAGACCTGCACGAGGACGACGTCCCGGGCGAGACGAAGCGCATCGCTGGCCAGCGCGCCGGCCTGCTGCTGGAGATGATCAAGTGGGGCAAGGCCAAGGCCTGCACCAACGTCTACTACGCCGCCGGCGTGGCCAGCCGCTCGCTGGTCAACGCGCTGGTGAGCGCGACGCTGATCGCCAACATCGTCCGCGGCCTCGAGAACAACATGGCCGAGCTGGTCACGAGCGCCCTCAAGGCCTCGACCGGCTACGAGACGCGCGCGATCGACAGCTGCTACGTCGGCCTGACCCACCCGGACATGCGCTACGACCTGGAGAGCCTGCCGAACTTCGTCAAGGCCAAGGACTACCCGGGCGGCTCGGCCGACATGATCGACCCGGACGAGATCGGCGCGCTGGGCAAGGTGCGGTTCATCCAGAGCCCGCACTTCACGCCCTACCTGACGGCGGGCACCACGGCCGCGGCCAACACCCGTCTGACCAACGGCGTGCCGAACGCGGGCGGCGCGGGC